ATAGTTAGGTGTTGTGTCAGCCTTACCAGTAGACAAGCTACCAGAATAAGCTGTTGCGATCTTGAATGGGCTCAATGCTTCGTCGCCAGGCAGAACGTCTGTGTCGAATGGTGAACCGGCGCTGCTGTTGGCAGCTTCTGCGTAACGAACACGCAGAGTGTGGATTTGACCAACTGGGCCTGTCATTGGCTGAACGCCGATGATTTCATTGGCAATAACAGTTGGCATTACACGACGGATAACTGGAAGAATAACGCGGTTCAGTGAAGCAACGTTGCCTGCGGCAGTTGCACCAGCTGTAGCTGATTCTTTCAGGTGCTTACGTGTGTTTTCCAAAATTACCGACATGGAATTACGCTTAGAGCCTTGCAAGCCTTCGAGCAGGGCATCCTTGGTTTCATCCCAGCGGCTTTCTAAAAGTGCTGTAGTCATTTGTGATTTCTCCTAAAAATCTATTTTTTTACTTTAGCCCTGCTAAACGCTTGATATCGATGATGTTACCTTGATCATCGCTCTCATATGCTTTAGCAGCCTTTTTATCGCCAGTTACTGCAACACCTTCGCTTAATACCTTCTTAGGGGCAGTAGCAACTGTATCGTTGTTTAGTACGCTTGGCAGATACTTTTCGAATGCAGACTTCAAACGATCTGTCTGCACGTTTTCTAGCAATGTGCTCATGACATTCTGCTTGTCCTTGTTTAGAGGACTCATCAGTTCTGACATGATCTTAGCACGAGTGCTACGTTCGTTGATGGACTTTAATTCTTTGTCCTTGCTTTCTACTAGCTTAACGGCCTTGTGAACCTGTTGAGCGGCTTCTGCAATTACCTTGTCCTTCTTCTTGATTGAAAGCATTAGCTTACGGATTTCTGCATTCTCATTTAAGTGAGTTGTAGTGAATTCGCTTGCAAACGCTTCAAAAATCTTACGTCCAAATGCGTTCTTACGGGCACTGTTGATGTCCTCACGCAATTGTGTAAGTTCAGCTCTTAACTGTTTAGCAATAGCTTCTTGCACCAGCTTGCTACTACGTGCGACGAACTTAGATTTCATTTCGTCTAACTTAGCATTAGCATTAGCAATCAACTTTACCTTGGTCTCCACTAGGTCACGCTTGTCTGTTTGGAACTCTACGAGTTCTTCAGCTAGGGCCTTCATTACAAAGGATTCTAACTTGGCAGCGGCGGCCTTGTGTTGACTACGGTCGCTACGGAATTCTTTAATTTCCTCAGCTAACTTAGTAGTCATAAAGTCCGAAAACTTTGCGCCTGTTTCGTTCATCTTCTTAGCAAAACGTACACGGTCCTCAGAGAGGGCTTTCTTTTCTGCAACAAGCTGTTCTACTTGTGCGCTTAGTGATTCGGAGACCATTTTATCAAGAGCCTCAACCATTAAATTTTTGTCGTGCTCGTAACGACCGGCAAATTCTTCACGAATTTCACCACGGATCTGCTCACGTGCCTCATTTAGCTTGGTTTCCCAGGCTTCTGAGAGAGCAGTACGTGTCTCATCGTTAAGAAGACCGCCTTCGAGCAATGGTTTGAGAGCTTCTAGCATCTTTTTGTCTCCTAGAGTTTAAGTTCTTTGATAAGTCTCGTTACTTGATCTTTGAGATATTTTTGTACTTTAGCGTCTGTGCCATCCCTAGCATTTTCGAGGATCTTATGTCCATGTCTCATGTTCATAAGGCCTTCGTAAATTGCTTTAGGGTAAGCATTGGGTGCTGATGGTTGTGCTACCACATCCACTGTAATAATTTCAAAGTCACTAACGTGGCCATTGTCGGCCACATTACCGCTTCCGCGGCTTGAAACGCCTAGCTTAACGCCACTTTCCAGCATACATTTAACTAGGTTCCCCATAGGGGTTGGCAACATTTTTAGCTTGCCATATCCGTTAGGGCCATCCATCCACATTTCTGTGATCATATGGCTTACACGGTCAAGGTTAATCTTAAGGTCATCTGGGTGATCCACTTCACCTAATACACTGTATCCACCGGAAACTTGTTCCATGATTGTTTTCACAGCCTTGGAAATTTCGTTTACAGGGTATACTCGTCCATTAGCGTTTTCTAAACCACCCTGGATGCAAATACCTTTTAAGAAGAGATCCTTTCCTTCATTGGCTGTCTCAGTCAGGAGTTTAGCCTGATCGAAGGAAAGATTTTCTCTGAGATACGAAGCCATTAAAAGGATTCCTTACTTGGCCAATGGGCTTTTCTTGTTAGTACCGCCATCTTCGCCACTTGTCTTTGGCTTAGGAGCAGCACTAAGGTCTTTCTTACCACCGGCTGTGTTCTGTACTTTACCGATCAAAGGCTTTGTGCCAGGAGCACTGCCGCCTTTTTCTTCTGCGCTGCCTTTAGCAATATTTGCTGTAGTGCCGCCCATGTCGTTCTTACCAGTAATTACAGTACTTTTCTTGTTAACGCTACCTTCTTCGCTGTTAGCGGGTGCTTTAACTTTTTCTACGTATTCACGGACAAAACCTTCAGGCATTTCGTCGCCTTCTTCGTCGCCCATGTCGTCCATACCTTCCTCGTCGCCGAAGTCAGCATCGCCTTCACCTGGCTCTTCGTCCATTAGCTTGGCAAATTCTGCTTTGAGTTCGTCAAGAGCGTCTTCTAGATCAACGACGCGATCTTCGATTTCGTCTTCACCACCTTCGTCGCCACCGAATTCATCGGCGCCCATTTCATCATCGCCACCGTGCATGTCTGGCTCACCTAGTTCGTCGGCATCGGACATTTCTGGTTCCATGTCGTCTTCGGCTACACCTGCTTGCTCGTCGGCTGCAATTTCGTCCATCATGGATTCGGCTTTGTCGCCACCCATGCTTTCGTCCATATCGTCTTCGAACGATTCGTCAAGGTCTTCGTCCTTGGCTTCGTCTAGTTCTTCATCAAGAGACTCATAAATCTCTTTGCTCTTTTCCACTACGATTTCATGGAAAAGGTTGCGAGCGGCTTGCTCGTCTTCGTTAATGATCAGCTCGATCAGCTTTTCAAATTTTTGTGACATAAAAGATTCTCCTTCTAGGGCTTCGTGTTATTATTTACAATATGTGACGCTATTACCCCTTCTTAGGGGTCAAAACGGCGTATTTTTCTAAATTTGTGGGATTTTTAAACTGCCGGGGCGGCAGCGGCAGCTTTATACTGCTTTTGGATGTCTTTGATACGGTCCTGCTGTTCAAACTTTCGAACGTCGTGCATCATACGCAAACGGTTAATTTGCATAAGTGTTAACTTGGTTTTACGCAGGTCCTTGAGCTTCAAGGTAGACTTATCTGCCTTGGCATCATAGTAGCCGTCTTGGTACTTTTCGTTACCGGGGCCAAACATTTCATTTAGTATCATAGCTCTATTTACCCAATTTTATTATATTTGTGGGGGTGCGGCAGGTGTAGCCATAGAAGCGCCAGGTGCTCCACCGGCAGCATCTAATGCTCCAGGTGTGCCCGGTGCGCCTTCGCCTTCGCCTTCGGCGGCGTCTGGTGTGACGTTGGTCAAGTCAGTTTCGATACCGCCTGGTGTAATGCCAACGTTACGCAGGTTAGCATTGTCAATAGTATCTTCCTTGGGCTCTTGATTTTCTTCACGCCATAGCTCGTCGTTTTCTAGCATTTCTTCTTCGCTCATGCCCAAGTAACGCTTCATTAAGAAACGCTTACTAAAGTATGGATATGCTTCCAGGCTAGTAAATGTAGTAATCTTGCTGGTATCAAGCTCTGCTTGACGATAGTGTGCAAAGTTCTGCGGCTCATTGAATCGCAGTTCAAACATACTGTTGTCAATGTTAATACCGCGCCACTTCAAGAACATCTTAAACTCTTGGTCTAAGCTGTGTCCTAGCAGTCTTTGCAGGCGTTTGCAGTACTCGTTAAAACGATGTTCTTGAATTAACGCTGTGCCTACTTTACCATCATTAAAGGTATTTGTGCCGTCTTCTGGGCCTGTAGGCAAGTAGCTAGAAGGGATACGCAGACCGCGCATCATCTTGTTGGTAAAGAACTTTAAGTCGTCAATTTCGCCTAGGTTAGCACCGCCTGGCAGTACTTCTACGCTGGATCCACGGCCTTCAGCAGTCTGTGGAAAGAAGAAATCTTCGTTAATTGACAGTGGATTATACGTGCTGTCCATGTAGCTTTGGCCGCCACTTTGTGTAGGGATTCTGCGCTGATGGATTTCGTTTTTAATACGATCAACAAAGGCCATAGCAAGGTGGCTAGGCATGTTACCGACGTCAATCTTAAACATCCGGCGCTCAGGCGCACGTTGTACACGATAGATAATAATAGCATCTTCAAGCAGTTCTTTCTGCTTGTAGACTTTAAAGATTAGCTCTAGG